CACACCCGCGGCCAGTGGCAGGCGTACCCGTTCCAGATCGGCTGGATGGATGCGTTCAGCCATGACGACATTGCCGAAGTCAGTGTGCGCAAGGCCAAGCGGGTGGGCTACACCAAGACACTGGACGCCTTCATTGCCTACAACGCCGCGCACCGGCACCGCAAACAGGCGCTCTGGCAACCGACCGACGACGACCGGGATAGCTTCGTCAAGAGCGAGATCGACCCGATGCTGCGCGATGTCGACGCGCTCAAGGCCGTGCTGCTCACCGGCAAGGAAGACACCCTCAAGCTGAAGACCTTCCTGGGGTCCGTGCTGCACATCCTGGGTGGCAAGGCGGCGCGGGCCTACCGCCGGATCACCGTGGCCGTGGCCATGCTGGACGAGGTCGACGGCTTCGACTGGGTCATCGAGAAAAGCTCGGACCCGATCACGCTGGCCCGCGGGCGTCTCGAGGGCGCGCCATTTCCCAAGCTGATCGCCGGCACGACGCCCCGCCGGGACCAGCTCAGCCACATCCAGTACCGGGAGGACAACGCCGACGCCCGCATGCGCTACCAGGTCGTGTGCCCGCACTGCGATGCCGAGCACCCGCTGATCTGGGGTGGCAAGAAGATCAGCCACGGCTTCAAGTGGGACGGCGCCGACCCGTCGACCGTGCGCCATGTCTGCCCCCATTGCCATGAGTCCATCACCCAGGCCGACTACCTGCGGATCTGGGATGCCGGCGCGCAGTGGGTCTCGGAGTGCGGCCGGTACCGGTACGACCACCACACACACCGGTGGAACGATTCCGATGGCAATGCCGTCACGCCACCCCGACACGTGGCCTTCCACGTCTGGACAGCCTACAGCCCGCAGCGCGAATGGTCCGACATCGTGCGGGAGTTCCTGGAGGCGTCGGCCAAGGCCAAGGCCGGCGAGACCGGCCCGCTCGAGGGCTTCGTGAACGAAACGCTGGGCGAGCTGTGGAAGGAGGCATTCGACCAGGCCGACCAGCACGCGCTGGCCAAGCGAGCCGAGGACTACCGGAGGTTTACCGTCCCGTTCGGCGGCCTGGTCATCTGCAGCGGTGTCGACGTGCAGGATGATCGGTTCGAGGTCGTGTCGTGGGCCATCGGTCGCGGTGAAGAGATGTGGGCGGTGGACTACAGCGTGATCCCGGCCAACCCGGCGGATGAACGCGAGTGGGAAAAGCTCGACGCCTATCGCGAGAACAACCCGTTCCTGCATGCCAGCGGTCAGATACTGAAGATTGAAGCCATGGCGGTGGATACCGGCGGGCACTTCACCCACCAGGCGTACAACTACTGCCGCATGCGCGAGCGCCAGCGCGTGTTCGCTGTGCGTGGCGATCCGATGCCCAGCAAACAGGTCAAGGGCAAGGCCACAGTGCAGGATGTGAACTGGCGCGGCAAGATCGTGAAGCGCGGTGTGCGGCTGTGGTACGTCGGCACCGACACTGCCAAGGACCTGATCTATGGCCGCCTGGGTGTCACCCAGCCCGGGCCCGGGTACGTGCACTTCAGCAAGGACCTGCCGCCGGAGTTCTACAGCCAGCTCACCGCGGAGAGCCGGGTGCCGCAGCGCACCAGCCGAGGCGTGGAATACAAGTGGGTCAACCCGAAGCGGGCTCGCAATGAGGTGCTGGACGGTACGGTGTACGTGATCTTCTGCACGCACCAGCTCAACCTGCACACCCACACCGCTCCGCAGTGGGCCCGGCTCGAGCAGGCTGTCCAGCCGGCCAACGGTGACCTGTTCCAGACGGACATTTCGATTCAGCGGCCTGCGCCGGAGCTGCCCCAGGCCGCGGCCACCAGTCAACCGATTGCGCCGGTCCAGCCGCTGGTGGCGGTCGTGCAAGCGCCGCGCCGCCCACCGCCGGCACCGGTATCGCCATCACCTGGTGGCTGGCGCGCAAACATGGCCCGCAATCTGCGGCAAGGATCCTGATGCATACGGCAGAGCAACTCGCAGGCGACGAAGACCCCGACATCGTCGTCGCCATGATTCGTGAGGTGATCGACCTTGGGTTGGGACTGACCACCGAGCAGGCCGCCAACATCGAACGGCGACTGAAGGAGCGGTACGGCGACCGCCGGATTCGCGTAAAAAAAAAGCTCCAACTGAGCCCTGAAGAGGCCCGCGTGCGGGTTTTCCAGGACGGAATGACGTCCATGAGCACCGCAGAGATTGGCAAAAAACATGGCGTCAGCAGGCGAACCGTCTACTACTGGATGAAAAAAGGCAACCCGAATCATGGACGGTAGTTGGCGCCGCAACTAGTGCAAGGTATTGCCCTGTTTTTTGCACAGCCAAATTTATAGACTGGCGCGGTCCCAGTCGCCAAGTCAGGCACCACCTTGCAGGAGCATCCATGTAATGGCCGGAATCACCGTCGCCCAAGCCCAGGCGCAGCTCGACGCCTACCTGGCAGCAGAGACCCAGGTGCTGGCTGGGCAGTCCTACGAGATCGCTGGCCGCCGGCTCACACGCGCGAATCTGTCAGAAATCCGGGCTGGAATTGAGGCTTGGAACGACCGGCTGACGACGCTCAGCAATCGCGCTGCGGGCCGTGGCCGGGCCTACACCGTTATCACGAACTGATCCCATGCGCGAGAAACCAACAGCTGCACGACCGGGCACCTGGAACCAGCAGAACCTGCTGGACAAAGCCATTGCCTATGTCGCCCCGCGGATCGCCGCGCGGCGTCTCATGGCGCGGGCGGCCCTTTCCAGTGTGGGAGCCTACAGTGGTGCCGGTGGTTACCTTGGGGCCCGGCGCGATCGCGCTGCCACCAGCACATGGAATCCAGGTGGCGGGTCTCCCAACACGGACATCATCCCGGATCTGCCGGCACTGCGTGAGCGGTCGCGTGATCAGCTGCGAAACGCCCCTGTGGCCGTTGGCGCAGTCAATACGAATGTCGGCCACGTCATTGGGACCGGTCTTTCCTGCACCCCCAGTATTCAGAATGCAATCCTGCGAGTTTCGGATGAAGACGCCACGCTGTGGAACGAAAGCACAAAGCACAGTTTCAACGTCTGGGCAAAGTCTGTCGACTGTGATCTGTCGCGCAAATGCGACTTCTACGGGCTTCAGGATCTCGGCTACCGAACTGAGCTGTCCAGTGGTGATGCCTTCTTCCTGACGCCACTTATTACCCGTGGGGGTACGGTTCGGCTTGCCCTCCAGGGTATCGAAGCGGACTGCGTCAGCAATCCCAACCGGACCTCCAACACCGACACGCTGGTGGACGGTGTCGAGGTCGATCCCGCCACCGGCGAGTCAATTGCAATCCAAGTTGCTGACCGCCACCCTGGCGAAGTACGCACCGCCGGCACGAAGTGGACGCGCGTGCCAATTCGAGGATCACAGACCGATCGGCGCAACGTGCTGCAGCTGATGGAGCACTTGCGCTTCGGGCAGCACCGCGGCGTGCCATGGATCGCGCCCATCCTCGAGCCACTCAAGCAGCTCAACAAGTGGACCGACAACGAACTGGCCGCAGCTGTGGCAAGTAGCGTGTTTGCCGTCTTCGTGAAGATGGAGACTGAGGCCTTCCACGACCTGTTCCAGAACAACGACAGCGTGAAGAGCACGCTGGACAGCGCCGAGCAGTGGTCCGGTGAAATGGGTGGTGGCAAGGCCGTGCACCTGTTGCCGGGTGAAGACGTCACCTCGGCAAGCCCGGGCCGCCCGAATCCGGAGTTCGATCCATTCTGGACCGCCATGGTCCGCCAGATGGGCATGGCCCTCGGCATGCCGTACGAAGTGCTGGTGATGCACTTTCAAAGCAGCTACACCGCAGCGCGTGGGGCCTTCCTGATGGCCACCAAGTTCTTCAAGTGCCGGCGTGACAGGGTGGTGACCCAGTTCTGCCAGCCGGTGTATGAGCTGTGGCTGGCCAACGAGGTGTCGAGCGGCCGCATCCAGGCGCCGGGATTCTTCGCCTCGCCTGAACTGCGCTCGGCCTGGTGCAACGCGGTCTGGACGGGTGACGGCGCCGGCACCCTGGATCCTCAGAAGGAAGTGGCCGCGGCGCGCGCCCGCGTCGACATGGAGATCAGCACCTTGGACGCTGAATCGATCCTGCACGACGGCGTTGACTGGGCCACCAAACACAAGCAGCGTGCCAAGGAGATTGCCGCACAGAAGCGCGACGGCACATACGTGGCGCCAGCTGGTGCAC